CTGCCACCCTCGTTACAGATAGTGCCGATTTCTTGGCGATTAGTTATTGGTTGTTGCTCAGAGTTTTCTTGAATCATTGTTTTTACTCCTCAAAATACTCAATTAAAATTTGTTCTACCAAGTCAGATATCGATTTAGAATTACGAGCGATCGCAGTGTCTTCTATGGTTTTAACTAAAACAGGATTTAGGCAGTAAGAGACTGTAATCTTTTTAAGTTCGGGCGGCAGCTTAGGTCTGCCACCGCCATGATTGCCGCCTCTAGGCATCGTTCAAAACTCCTTCAATATATTCAGTCAGAGCAGAAGACAACCAGCTAGGGATAGGTTCGTCATAGCTCCAGCTTTCTAGCAGGTCATTGACAGCAGATTCTACAGACTCAAACCCTTCAACAAATCCTTTAGGAGTAACACCACCGCAAAAAACCTCATAAGCTTCTGAGTTAGAAACAAATTTGCGCTCAGATGAAGCAACCAGTTCCATAGCCTTGTCCGTCGCTTCGTCTGCATCAAATTCTGCGATTGAATCCCTAAGAGATTCCTTGAATGATGCAATACTCATTTCAAAAGTCTTGCCAGTTTCTTCGACCGACTGGATCTCATCATTGCCACAACCTAAAATCTCGCCTCTGTCAGTAAAGAAAGCATCATTTGTGTGTTCGTAGGAAACACTGCAAACACCGTTGGGGTATTCATAAGCCTTAAAAGTGAAAAAATTGTCTGATTCTTCTGGGGTGTTTGCGGGTGTCTTTGCAGTTACTTCTAAAACTTTTACTGTTAGAGTGGTCATTGATTTATTTCCTTGTTTAACTCAATGATCTATTATTGATCGGAGTTATAGGTTTTGTCAATAGGTAAACCAAACTATTTTTTATTGCCCATAAGTTGCCAACTTTAAATAATATTTAGCAACATCGCTAGTGCGATCGCCCATAGTCTTGACCTTAATCCATCGATCGCTATAGTAGACCTCCCACCCCGCAATATTGGCTGAAGTGGCATACTCAGGAGTCCAAGCGATCGTAAGATTTTCAACAATTTGTTCGTATTGATCTTGAAAATATTGACCATTCCCATAAGCAGTAGTCGCAGTAGCGATTAAGGCGGCTTTATTGGCGGCGCAAAACGGATCAAAGGATATGCGATCGAGACAAGCTTCAAAAGTTTGGACAAATTCACTAACTGTAAATGGGGTAGCACCTGTGACCTCTGACTCGCTCGAAGTACCCATATCAAAAACTACAGAATCTTTTAATTCGACGTTTTGATAGCGTATTTTTATATACTGCAATCCGAGCCGGTGCATTGCCCTAGAAGCAGTTTGTACGTGGTAAGAAAATGACATATCTTTAATCGAAAACTATACTACAATATTAGTGGATTACGGGGGGAAAATATGCCAAAATTTACGAGCGCGACTACTGCGCTAACAACAGCTTTAGGTATTGTCGATTCTCGACTAGTAAATATTGATATTGCAGAACAATTAGAGCTTTATTTAGATCTAATTGTTCGCCGCGCAGCAATCCAACAGGCTGTGGGGAGTAGTGGCGCGGCACTTATCACTACTTGCACACCCTCAAACGTAGCTGTAACAGCTACATCAAGCACAGCCTTGGCTTCAAACTCTAGTCGCGTTTCGGCTGTGCTTGTGAATACGGGCATTAATGACGTAACCATTAGACGCAGTGCAACGGCGGTTGTGGCTGGTACTGGAATTGTGATAAAAGCTGGCGGTGGCACTTATGAAATAAACTCTACAAACCTATATACAGGCGCGATTACTGCCATTACCGCAAGCGGATCTAGCACTTTAGCGATCGAGGAAGGTGTCTAATGGCAATTCTTAATAGTCCCAATATTCTGCTATCTAATAGAGTCGCAATTAATCCTCTTAACTGTGATTACCCTGCAAGCTCGAACGCCATTATAGATACTGTTAACGCGATCCCTGTAATTGCCTTCATTAGTACATCTGCAACATCTGGTATTTGGCGATTTCCTCCACTTAGAGATTATGCAGGGCAAGGCTTAATCATCACTTTAGAATGTGCGATGGTCAGCGCTACCAGTGGAAATGTAGCTGTAACGGCTGCGATCGAGTCTCATTTACCGGGTACTGATACGATCGCTAGCGATTCTTTTGCTACTGCTATTTCTTCGGGTGCTGTTGCAGTGCCGGGAACTGCGGGACTATATTTCAATGTGTCAATCACTCTTACCGATGCTCAAGTTGACGGACTTACGAGCCTTCGCTTTTGGCGATTGCGGCTAACGCGAGATACAGCCGTTGCAAGTAATGCAACAGGTAATATGCGTTTAGCTTTTGGTGAGGCTAGAACCTAATGGCGAGAGGATTTGGGGCTACAGATGGCGTTGGCAGTACAGATAGAATTGACACGGGACTAACAGGGCAATCTGCACAGCGGACCTATGCTTTCAGGTGTAAGGCTAACGGGCTTGGAGGCAGTAGTTTTGGGCGTATTTTAGCGACTGATAGCTTGGCTGAATACATCTCAATGGATGCAGGCACTAGCAGGATTATGTATTCTCGTATGTGGTCATCGACCCAGTAGCAGTGGACTATTATTGGCACTAGTACTTTTGGAACAACTTATGGTGTCGTAATCTCTTACGATTCTTCAAACGTTGCTAATAATCCTTTAGTTTGGGTGAATGGCGTAGCGGCAACTCTTGGTGGTCCATCCGCTAGAAGTGGTACACCTGATACAGAACCCAATCCTTACAGAATTGGCAATAGAGGTGATGGGACTCGTAACTTTGATGGCTGGATTAGCTCTGTCGCAATCTGGAATGAACTTATCCCCGCAGAAAAAGCTTTATTAATTAGTGGGAGCTACTCACCCTTAATCCATCTCCCAAACCTTATCTATTACAACCCTCTTGTGCGCGAAGCAATCGATATAGCTGGTGGTAGAGCGCAAACAATCACAGGAACAGCAGTACAGCCACATCCCACAGTCCTCAGGGAGAGGGGCGGTGGTTTTGTGCAAGATGGATTTATTGCCAAAACAAAAACTCAAAGGATGGTTTTTGAGGGTAGCAGTACAATTGAGGGTTTTGGACTAACAGATAAAAAATCTCAGTCATTCCCTGCTCAAGCGCAGAGATTGCTTGGCAGTGGATGGGAAACTTATAACTTTGGTGTAGGAGGTACAGGGTTCACTGAGATGGTTTCGCGTTCGCCTTTCACAACTTATTGGCTTCGGGATACAAACAAAATCCAAGATGTAGTCTTTTGCCTTACTGGAGCTAATGATTTAGCCACAGGTGGCGCTAACTTATCAGCAGCAGATACTTGGACTCTTTGCCAGACATGGACTAATGCTATGAAGGCGAAAGGATTTAAAGTAATCCTGTCTACTCTTTTTGCTCAAAACCTTGCAGGGGTTGAAGCAAAACGCGCCGCCTATAATGCCTTGGTTATCGCTGGCTGGGCGGCGATCGCTGATGGATTAGCAGATTTTGCTAGTGATTCTATTATTGGCAATTCTGCCAACTGGAATAATACAATTTACTACCAAGCTGATACTGTACACCTTACAGAGAAAGGTGTTAAAGATTGCCTGTTACCATATTTTAGAAGCTCTATATCGAGTTTGTAATGTTAATAATGAGAATACAGTAATATGTGCTGAAAGTTTGACTTAATCTAAACTACAATGATTACTAGGTTATCTTCTTGATAATACGGGGCGGGGGATGGCTATCTTAAAAACAATAAAAATAACAGAAGATCCGATATTGATCGGGATTCAGTGGAGTCACTCGTTTGCATTTTCAACGAGTTCGCAACTGAATCCAGTTCCTGTCGATCTTGTTTTAACGCCCATCGACCTAACTCTATATAATGTCAGGTTCGCATTAAAACAAGGCTCAGCCACAGTTACCCCAACCATCACAAAGTATGCTAACGGATTGGCTACGGCTAGACTAACAGCAATCCAAACGGCAGCGATGGGGCGGGGACAGTACCAAGGGCAACTTTATTTAGAGAGCATAGCAACTCTAGATACAAGCTTTTTTGTTTTTGCCGAAGTTGATGCCGTGGGAGTAGTCTCATGACCGAAATAATCGAAACGGCTAATACCAATTTAGTATTACAAACGATCGCCAATCGTACCCAAGTAATCCAGACTGCACCGATTCAAATCTTTGAAGGGGGCAGTATTACTGATGGCAATAAAGGTGATATCACTGTTTCAGGCAGTGGTGCAAATTGGGTTGTCAATGCATTAGCTGTAACTTTAGCCAAACTCGCAACGGCAGCATACTCAGCATTAAATACTGCAAACACATTAGTTCAGAGAAACTCTAATGGCTCGTTTGCAATTACAAATATTGATTTTGCAACTCTAACAATTCCTAATATAGGGGTGATAACAGGGGCGCAATTAACTACGTCTACGACCGACCCCGATCAAGTTGTGGACAGTTTTGACGGGACTTTATTCAGGAGTGCCAAGTATTTTGTTCAAATCACATCGGGGACGGACACGCACGCATCAGAAATTTTAGTATCAAACAACGGACTCGATCCGCCTCCGTTTACGCAGTATGCCAATATCAAAAGTGCTGGCGACCTCGCCACCTTTAGGTTTGAGCTAAACGGATCGAATGTGCGGCTATTGGTCAGCCCAACTGCCGCGATTACAAAGATTAAAGTATTTAGAACTGTTATGGGGGTATAGAGATGGGAACAGCGGTACCGACAAGATTTCCACTAGGACTACGAGCCGATTTAACTAGCACGTTTGATCGCGCTGTAAATATGGCAAAGAGTACCGATGTCGCATCGGCAACCACTACCGACATCAGCGGAACTGGCAACTATATACAAATTACGGGTACAACAACGATTACGGGGTTTACCTCAGCAACTGCTGGGGTATGGCGAAATGTAACATTTGTAGGTGCATTAATCCTCACCTATCACGCAACCAGTTTAATTCTCCCGACCAGTGCAAACATAACAACCGCTGCGGGTGATACAGCCTTGTTTGTATCCGAAGGATCGGGCAACTGGAGATGCTTATTCTATTCAAGGCGATCGGGCGCGGCTCTTATTGGCGGTGCTGGTGGCGATGCTTCTACCAATACAGCTTCTTCTGTTGTTGATGAAGTCGCGTTGTTTGCTGATACTTCGGGCAAGCTGCTTAAGCGATCGACAGGAACGGGGCTACTAAATTTAACATCTGGCGTAGCATCTGCACTTGCAATGGGTACAGGCGTAGCTACAGCACTAGGCATTAACGTTGGATCGGCAGGTGCTTTTGTAACATTCAACGGGGCTTTAGGCACTCCCAGCTCTGGAACGCTCAGTTCCTGCTCAGGACTTCCCGTATCCACTGGGATATCTGGACTCGGTACAGGGATAGCTACAGCATTAGCTGTAAACGTTGGATCGGCTGGCTCTGTTGTCGTTAACGGTGGGGCTTTAGGCACTCCCAGCTCTGGAACGCTCAGTTCCTGCTCAGGCTTGCCCATATCCACTGGGGTATCTGGACTCGCCGCCAACGTAGCTACATTCCTCGCAACTCCTTCCAGTGCTAACCTAGCGGCGGCTTTAACTGACGAACAGGGTACTGCTGGCTTTGTTGTGTTTAGCGCTTCGCCTACATTCACTGGTACACCTGTACTTAATACCCCGACAGCGGTTAGCCTCGGTCTAGCCCAAGCATTGCTTGGCTCGGCAACGCTGACCACAGCAGCAACTACAGCCGATCAAGTTTTGCTCTCAGTCTCTGCTACCACTTATCGGGCGATCGTTGCTGAAATCAGCATTTTAAGCTCTACGAGCTATCACGTTTTGGAAGTCATGATCATCCATGACGGTACGAGCGCTTCTCATACTCAATTTGGCGACATCTTTACAGGTGCATCATTAACCACGATTAATAGTGATGTCAATGGTGGCAACGTGCGTTTGCTCGTGACCCCGACTAATGCCGTTACTGTGTACCGTGTCACTTATCGCGCGATCGCTGCTTAATTTTTAAATTATACACCATACAGGGAAGGGGACTTTATGGGCACTGCCACACCGTATCGAGCCAGATTTGGCCTAGATAATCAGGCAAACGTAATCCGAAATATTGGCGATGAATCCAGTATTTCGGCGGCTAGTGCTGGCGCGGGTGCATTGCGAATCAATAGCAATACACTCCAAATTAGTGACGGCGCTACTTGGAATAATGTTGGCTCAGGGTCTTCTTTTCGTGTCGTCACTCTCACCGATGCCGCAACAGTAACACCTAACGCTGACACCACGGATCTAGGAATACTCACAAGCCTTTCACAGATAACTACTTTTGCTAACCCAACAGGTACTCCTACCAACGGGCAATTACTGCAAATCAGGATTACGAGTAGTGCGATTAGGGCGATCTCATTTGGATCTGCATATCAAGGCGCTAGCACTTTGGTTTTGCCATCAGCAACTACTGGCAGTAACGCAGAAGACTATATCGCTTTTCGCTGGAATAGCACTGATTCTAAATGGGACATGATCGGCACATCAATTGGTGCGACTGGCAGTAGTACAGGGATATCCGAGGAGTTGGCGATCGCCTACGCAATAGCATTATGAAAAGAGTAGTAAATACATATCAATTTAACGCAGCGGCAAGAACGGTAACGCTCTCAGATTATCCGCAAGTCCAGCTATCTAATTTTCTAATAATTACGAACACGACCGACAACGTAATTATCTACAATTTTGCAGTAACGGCTAAAGGCGGAACTGTATCGGACAACGTCCTCACGCTGACCTTTGACACCACTACGATGTCTAACTCAGATGAGTTAGAGATTTACTACGAAGATCCTGCATTAATGCCATCGACAAGGGAAGAGCAGTACGTTATTGAAGATTACTTAAATGCTCAATTAATGATTTTGCAGCAATTAAATGCTCTTACCAATGCGGTAAATGGCGCTGCTTTAAACTCAGTTTTGCAAGCTGGGACAGCAACAATCGGTAGCATTAATGCAATTACAACGTTACCAACTCTAGCGAACGTGACGACTGTTGCGACTGTAACGACTGTTACAGGTGTTACGAACCTCTCTCAAATTGGTGCTGTCAATGCTGCTGAGTTTCTATACAATGCATCTCAGGTCGCGGCAGGTCAGGTCACTTATGCAAATATTTTCTATTCGTAAAACAACATGACCGTATCAAATAAATTAGTCCCATATCTTCACGTACCAGTAGCCCAACAAGTTGCATCGGTGCGGACTGCATCGGCTGCAAATATGTTTGTAATTGCCGATCCTACGGGTAGATCGCCTGTTACTTTGTACGTTACCTCAGCAACTGTTGTTTGGCTATACAAAGCAGATGGATGGGTTGCTGTAACTTCCCCTGCTCTTGCTACTTTTGGAGCTGGTGCTTGCGGTGCTTACCACCCTTGGTCAAATACTTACACTGCTAACGGTGGGACAACTACCACAGCAACAGTGGCAGCAGGTACGCATAACATAACAGGTGTAGTAGTTGGCGAGACAATTGAATTTGTTGCCTCAGGTACTAACAACGGATTGCGTCGAGTAATTACAGGCGTGATTAATAATGCTGGTACAGGTACGATCACGATTCAATGGTCGGGCGCTGTCGCTACTGCTGTACTCAATACCCATACGTTTAGAATCACATCGGGTAGATTCTTTGTATTTGGTGGTGGTGTTACTGCTGCGGGTACGTTTAAATCTTTTGATATTGCAACTAGATCTTGGTCGGGCAACTTGGTCGTTACTGGCGTTCCTACGTTCACCAACGATGGCAAAATGGCTGTCGCTTACCAGTTGCCAACGGTACAGACTTCAGGGCAAATAACGGCGATTACAAACAGCTCAAATGCCATTATCACGGACTCAACAAAGACTTGGGCGGTAAATCGTTGGGTCGGTTATTGGGTAAGGATTACTGCTGGGACTAGAGCGCCCAACCTTTCCACTGGTGCTGTTGAGGCGATCATGCAAATTTCTGCAAACACCGCAACAACTCTGACTCTGATAGGTGTATTTTCTACGATCCCTGATACGACTTCGTTCTATACGATTGAGGATTGTTTAGCGGGCGGTATTGCTACGAGTGGATCTGTTACTACGCTGGTCAACAGTGGCAAGGCATGGACTGCCGATCAATGGGTTAATAGTCGCGTTCGTATCCTTGGTGGGACAGGTTTAGGGCAAACAGCTTTGATTACTGCTAATACTGGTACAACGCTGACTTTTGCAACTCTTGGTACTGCTATTGCCGCAGGTTCAGTCTATGAAATTGAAGGTGATGACAACTCGCTTTACCTGATGGGTAATGCTGCTATCAACATGTACAAACATAATATTTCAGCAACGACATGGGCAACTTTAGCGCCCACTACAGCGAGATCTGTTGCTCCCGGGGCAAGCCCTTCACTCAACTGGGTTACATCAACTAGTGACTCTAACTGGTCAACTGAAACCGCAATCCTGAACGGTAGATACCTATACTCGTTTAGAGGCGCAGCAGGTGGTATCTTAGATCGCTTTGATATCGCAGGAGGCACGGCTGGTGCTGGTGCTTGGGCAACTGTTACAGTGGTAAACGCTGAAACATTTACTACAGGATGCTCTTATGCTTACTGGGGCGGCTATCTGATCATAGAAAAAGAATCAGCTAGTAGCGCTCGTCTTGTGTTCGTCCTTGATGTAACTTCAAACGTGCTGAGAGCACTCTTCACCTTCTTATTCCCAAGTGGTGCTGCTGTTCAAGGTAATAAGATCTGGATTAAAGGATTTGACCAGAACTTGCCATATAACCAACGTGGCGGTGCTGAACCTTATGCTTATGCTAATGATGTTGTAATGCTTTACTCGCTAGCAAGCACATCGTCTGCCGTTCATCGCGTACCCGTAGTTCTATAGGTGAGACATGCCTTTATTAGTTAGCGAACCTATCACTCCTACAACACCAGTCCCATCGTGGTACTTGCCTACCGATCCTGTTGCTCGTGCTATTACCATACGTCAAGGCGCAAGCCAGATCTTATTCGATCGCGCTTATCACCCAGATGTACAGGATTATTGGCGGCGGGTTGTTGCAGCAGGTGGGAGCGTAGCAATACCTAAGCTAATAGCACTTAATAAAGCTGTGCAAGCTATATATGCTAGCGGGTTGCGGGGGGCTGTCAACTTCCTCAAGTATTGGCTCTGCTTAAACCTTACAGAGTCTTTTACAGGGTGTTTAGTTCCTGTTTATGACGATGGTGTGGGTAACGCCACAAACGTTAATTTTGTTTCTGGCGACTGGTCTTCTACGCTGGGATTGACGGGGAATGGAGTAGATAAATATTTAAATTCTAATTATATTCTGTCTACTTCTCTAGGGACTTTTACTATAGGCGACAGAAGCGACTTCCATCAGGGCTGTTGGGTGACAAACTATATTTCTCCTGCCCCTGCAGGGACAGAGCTGGGATTGATGGGTATCCGTTATTCTAGTGGGGTAAAATATTCTTTATGTTGCCTTGGGACTGATCTTTACTCGCAGCAATTCGGTAGAGATGGTACTTACAACGTAGAGATCGCCTCTGGTACAGGGTTTGTACTAGGAAATACCGTTTCTCTAGGTAATCATAGAATTCGCTTAAATGAAAACATCGCAACTGCTACTGCTTCTGTTGCTGTGATACAGAATCCTGATTTGTCAAACTATCTTTTTACTCGTAATTCTTTAGGTTCGCCTACTGGATATACTTCATCTAGCGCTTCTAATTTCACAATGGGCTTCGGTTTAACTACAACGCAGGAAACTGCTTTATATAATTCCCTTCGTTTGGTAACTTAATCATGACTAAAGCAGAATTTATCCGATCGCAAAGAGCGCTCTATCCTGATGAGTCAATCCCAAACTTTGTAATTATCCTCAATACGCCTGTATTGATGGACAATCCAGCACCACAAGCAACAGTACCAAAGCAAATAACTATCGAGCAAGCAAAAGCTCTAGTACCTGATGCCGAAGCCTTTGCAATTAGCGAGACCCGCACTTACGACAGATTGCTGGACGCTTTTGGTCAGAAGCGTATGGACTGGGTGGCTGACAACATACGGACTTTAGTTGCTGGTGGTGTGATGTCCGTAGAGACAGCAACAGCTTTAAGCGCTTTGATGGCACAGACAGAATTAGACCCTAATTGGGAGTCACAGGTCGTATTAAGTCCTAGTATGGCGGCGGGGTTTGTTGTCATTGATACAACTGATGTTATGGAGGCTTTAAATTTATGATTATCCAAGCTACAGGTGTATACGCAAGATTGACCGATGCTCAACTATTCGAGAAGTGGGTCGATCTTGTTGCGGGGTCGGAGGTAGCGGACGGGTACTACCTACCTCAAGTAATAGCTACGCTACCAACTTTCGATCCCGATATTGAGGAATTAAAAGAAGGGACTCCAATTATCGATTTAGTCGGTCAAACCGCAGCTAAAACATGGTTAGTAGACACCCTAGATCTCGATGCTGTGGGCAAACCTACAGGCTTTATGCAAGAGTTTTTTGATGGAAATAACAGCGATCGCATGAGAATTGGTGGACTGCTTGCCGCGCAAGCTGGAGCTAATCCTATCTCTTGGTTCCGATTTGTAGAAGGATCGAGAAGCTCTCAAGGTCGTGGTAGTGCTAACATTTTCCAACTACGAATAATCGCAAATGACAACGGGTTCTACAAAGGATTGCAAGAACTCGTAACGGCGGCGGCACTATCATCTGACGACAAAACGATAATCAATAATCGACTCAAAAAGAACATGCTTAGAGGGGCGATCGTCTAATGGCTAATTTAATCCTTTTTTCACCCGAGCATTTCTTAGCTGATGCCGCGACTAATTTCCCTCAATACCTAGCTCACATGCCGGGGGCAGCTTTTAGATCGTCTTTAGCTTTTGACAATACAGTCTCTGAAAAATGCCGTTCCGTATCTTTTAAAATGCCTGTTTTTGCGGGTGCATTGACGATTAGAATCCGCTTTGCTATCGCTGCAACTACTGGCAACGTACAGTTTAGAGTGCAATGCGAAGCAATTACCCCTGCCGATGCGCTCAATACCAGCACTACAAGGTCTTTTGCCTCTGCCAACTCCAGCAGCTCGACAAGCGTCCCCGGCACAACTTTCAACACTAAAGAACTGACTATTGCGCTCACGAATGATGATTCTGTCGCGGCTGGCGATACGTTCACATTCACGATCGATCGCGATGTGTCGGTAGGCTCGAATGCGGCTGGCGATTGCTATTTATTGGAAGCAAGTTTGGAGGATGCTAGCTAATGGCTACTTCCTTTAATAGTGGAGCTAATTTTGCTAGAGCGACTGAACTCGTTGATTACAACGCAGCTTATACAGCGATGTTTTGGGTAAATGCAACTGCTGGTACTTTTCATGGTACTTATTTCTGTTTTGGAGTAGTGGATGTAAATTCAGATACGCTTTTTGCTGCCGATGCGAGTCTGACCCCATACCTTGAGATCTTTAGTGCAAGCGCATCAATCAATGGGGCTAGATCTAGCGCATTTGGGGCTACTGGGTACAATCATGTTGCGGTAGTTCGGATCTCGGCTACGAGTATAAAAGTTGTAATTAATGGCGTATCGGATTCGGCTAGAACCCATACTACTGTTTCCGCTAGAGCTGCATCATCAGGGCAGTATCTTGGCAATACCTCAAATGGTGCATATAATCTGCGCAGCAGCGAGACAATAAGCGATTTTTATTTATATGATGCAGCGCTTACCGATGCGGAAATACAAGATCAAATGAATTTTGCATACCCTCGCCGCACGAACAATCTACGGGAGTGGTTGCCATTAAATGGAGGCTCAGCTAGAAATGTAGATTTTAGCGGTAATGGGCGCAACTATACAGAAATAGGTACGATTAACACTACTACTAGCTTAATATTAGCGCGTCCACCGTTGCTTTATCTCGGCAAAACAAGAAGCCCTTACCATCCTGATACTTTAGATTATTTATCTAGACTTACTAATGCTGGTGGCACAATATCTCGGTACAACACCGATCTTTTAGATACTAAGATCAGATATGCGTATGCCCGCAGCTTAAGAGGCGCTACAGATTACCTCAAATATTGGTTAAGCTTGAACTTAACAGAATCGTTTACGGGATGTCTTGTCCCCGTTTATGATGATGGTGTAGGAAATGCTACGAATGTTAATTTTGTAGCTGCTGATTGGTCGAGTACGTTGGGGCTGACGGGGAATGGTATTGATAAGTATTTGAATAGCAATTACTCTTTATCTACCTCGCTTGGTACATTTACTTTAGGCGGGAGAAGCGATTTTTTTATAGGGGTATCTGTCACAAATAATGTGCCAAACGCCGCATTATATAAAAGTCTTGTTTCTACAGGAACTGGCGCTGGAAGCTTGCTTAATGCTGGGATATATAGCGGTATTGTTGCTGACAATACTTTCTATGGGAACCATGCACGAAATGGTTTGGACATGAGCGCGGCGGCATTAAATGCGTTTGTATTAATGAATATCCCTAGCGAAAGTAGCCGCCGAATGTTAACCAATGGAAGTCTGCAGCACTCGATTGGCACAACAACAACAACAATCTTCGATCCAGTAAATAGTTTGTTCTTTTTTGCGAGAAACAGTACAGGCACACCAAATGACCATTCCGAATCAGCAATGACAAACTTCACAATGGGCTTCGGCTTAACCACAGCGCAAGAGACAGCTTTATACAACATGCTGAACATCACACAGCCTTACTACAGTTCGATAGGGATGCTGTTGGCGTGTTAAGCCATCTTCTCCCAAGTATTGATAAAAGTGCTTTTTTGCCAATTCTCTTCTTGCCCTTCAGAATTTAGAAGCACCATATACTCGTTAGTTTCCCTTGCGAGTGTTTTTATTTGTCCCGTGTGTTTATCTCTATATCTCATATTTTCCTCGCTTTACCCCAATGCCATCCTTGTCCGTAATCACAACCTATCTCTTGCCATGCTTCAAGTTGCCAAGGCTTCTCAATACCCTCAGCAATAATCTCAATGCCTAGCCCGTGGATCATTTGGATTAAACTGCGCATAGCATAAGCAACAGAAGGATCGTTAATGCGTTCGGTGAACCAAATATCGATCTTGACCTTGATTGATGCTTGGCTTTTAAATGCCTTTAGTAGCCTAATTACTTGGATTAAGCCACTATGCCCTTTCCCGAAATCATCAACAAATACCCCATATTTATACCCTGCAATTTCTTTAAGAATTGAATCCTCTGCAATATATTCAAGCGCGTGTCTCTCTGTGATCTCCAGATAAATTGCAGGAGAATCATGAGGATCGTCAACCATAGCGATCGTGGATAGAAACTCTGGATGTAATAAAGATATAGGCGAAACGTTGATCGATAGAAACCCGTTCAATCGCTTCTTATCCTTAATCGCCTGCAAAAATACCCACCCACAAAGCTTGAGCATCAACTCTGGATCTCGCTCCACTTTTTCAATAAATTTATCGGGATAGATAAAACCCAATTCAGGATGATCCCATCTAATTAAAGCCTCATAGCCTGAGACTTCTAGCTTTTTTAGATTGATGATTTCTTGATAGTGCAATACAAATTGATCTTCTGCGATCGCCGTTAGCACAGACTCTTTGAAAGCTTCATAATCTTCTTGTGCCTTTCGTTCTTCTCGTTTGCGTTCTTCATCCTCAGAATTGTCAATAATCGTCGAAATAAAATATTTTACCGCCCCATATTCATCGCGATCGCATCCTACAGATAACGTGGCATAGCAGATCGAGCCATCTTTTCTATAGTACCTTTTCTTCATTTGGTAGCTATCTTTATACCCAAGGAGAATCTCTCCTACTAGCTCTTTATCTGCAAACAAATCGTCGGGGTGCGTTAACTGTTGCCAAGTACAAGATTCTAAGTCTTCTTTATCTCTCCCCAATATTTTACAAAGAGTGGGATTTGGATTGATAAAAGCTCCTGCTTTAGAAACTAAAGTTATCCCATTAGGTGAATTATTGTATATTTCCTGCCAAATCCTGTCAGTATTCACGCCTAATCGCCACATAGCTTTAATTACCTTTATTCTATTGCCCTTTCATGCATTTTAAGCACGTTTAGGATATCTCTTTGTGTTGCTTGAATGTGACTAATCAGTCGAGTGAGTTCGCTAACGGTTGTTGATATCTCTTTAAAGTTATTGATCAGGTCGTATAGCTGATCGTGCAACTGGATATTATTGTCCAAGTGCTTAGCGACGAAGGTGTCTAAGAGCTTTTGTTGGGCAGCTAAAGTATTCTTTACAATATCCAGATTGATATCTGCAATCTGGTTGATTCGCTGTAATTCTGTCTCTTGCTCCTTTATTTCTAAAGTCGCTTTGTTGCGGATTATTTGAGTGTCGAGGGTTTGGCGTTCTTGCTTTGATGCGATCGCATTGGCAATATACTGCTTAATCAATAAGCCCAAAACGCCCATCACAGATATTGACGAGAGTATCAGTGTCGCAACAGGATCTACCCCGTCTTGTTGTGGTGGTTGTGGGGTTTGTGGTTGCTGTGTCGTTTGGGCTATTAACTCATCCATCTAATTGCCCCAACATCGATCGCATCATACCTTTAATTAAACTAATTTTAGTTTCTTCATTATCTGGCAATGCACTTATACGCCTAATCCGAGACTCAATCTCAGACACGATAAACTTATACCGACAAGGGCGATCGTTATACACCGGGATTGAGTTGTAATCGTTAATATTTTTAACCACAAAAGCCCCCTAGTGTCTACGCTTTTAGTTTAGCACTTGTTTTGTCGCCTCAATAAACTGTCTGCGATAATACCGCAACCTAGCTCTTAACTCCTTTTCGCCTAACCCATGATTTGCTGAGTCATGTTGCATCTCATCGGTTAGGATTTTGATTCTTTGTTGGTCGGTCACAACAACACGCTCCTAGCTATCTTCTCCATCATTAGGGGCGGTACTGAATTGCCTATTCCCATACCATCTAAAGACTTTTTGCCACTCCAAATATAGTCGTCAGGAAAGCTTTGTAATCTAGCTAGACAAGCAATGTCTAAGGCTTTGATTTTGGCGTTTTCTAGCAGGGCTTTTATGTTTCCACCGCCTTGATTAGCCAAGATGGTGTGGCAAGGCTCATCGGCATGTTTATAAGGCTTAGATCTTTGCTCTGTCGGGTGTATCAGTAATGCATTAGCCCTGTGATAATGCCCATCTTGTCCCATTGCTCTTAGCGTCCAGCATGGCTCATCGGCGGCGCGGGTTTGGAGTTCGCGATCGCTTCTTGCTCCTGTGTTTTCGATAAGAATTGCTTTTTGGTTTAAATTGCGGGGCGATGCAACTTGAGTCGTTGATGGTTCGTGGGATTGGCGGCATTCCATTGTTGAGGATTCGTTAACTAGGATGGCTCTTGGTCTATAAAAACTTGTGTCTATAGTGTCAGAGGGAAAGGATTGTCTTTTAAACTTTTCTATGCGGTTTGAGTTAGTGTTTGCTGACTGCATTAGCAAACACTCTTTAATCTCACTCGGCAAAGCCTTCAACTGCCAATCCGCCAGTTTACTATCAGGTAAATCATGCACCTTATCTGCGATCGCCTCGTACCATCCAATATGCTTTTCAGGATGTGGCAATGCAGGGATAAAGCCATCTTTAACAGCGATAAGGATTAAGCGGCGGCGCGATTGTGGGACTCCGAAGTCGCAAGCATTTAATATTTGATAATTAACCCAATAGCCTAGGGAGTAAAGCATCTCTAGGATAATATTAAATGCTTTATCCTTTGCATAGGCTTGCACGTTTTCAAGGGTAAATGTGGGCGGCTGTAATACTTGAATAAATTCGGCAACCTTTCGGGCGCAGTCAATATCTAATTGCTTTTCGCCTTTAGCTGCATTTGCCGTGCTATAGGACTTGCAGACTGGACTAGCGTGTAAAATATCGGGCTTCTCGAAACGATACGGATCGCAATCCAATATATCCATCACATGCATCTTGCCGCCAATATTAGCCTTGTGCAGTTCTGCTAATTGAGGATCGTATTCTACAGATTCACAAGGCTCAAACCCTGCGGCGATTAGACCCAAATCCACGCCGCCTAATCCACTAAAAAGAGTAGTAAATGTCTTAGCCATTCCATCTTTTCCTACTAGGGCGGTTAGGCTTGATGTTTTCCATCTCCTCCAATACCTCCTGAAACAAATCGCGAGTCTGATCGCGTTTCGTCATCGTGGCGATAACGTTGCTAACATGCCGAGATATTCCGTTATACGATGTCATCATTAACTTTTACCTGTGGAAATGCGAACTCTTGTTTAGCTAGTTTGACTATCATTGCCTGTTGCCCTAAGTAGAGCATATGTAGCTCGATGAGTAGTTGCTTGGCGGTATCGATGTCGATGTTTTTAATTTGGTTGCAAAAGGTCAGGTGAGTGAATTTTTTTTCTAGGGGTATGTCGTGCATCAATTTATCCTCTGATTTGTACTGGCATCAACAAATAAATCTGCTCATCACCGCCGATCGGCACGATCAAGGCAGGGCTGGTTGCAGTATTGAATTGGAACTGAATCTCTTCGGTGTGCATTGCCTTTACTCCGTCAGCGAGGTACTTAACGTTAAAAGCAATCTCTAGGTCGCCGCCCGAAATTTGAGCTGGTATAGACTCGTTTCCAGTCGCAATATCAGGGGAATCAACGGATAGTGTAATTTGGTCGTCAATCGTAATTTTAACAATGTTGTTTGACCGATCGGCTAGTACCGCGATACGGTCAAGCGCCGCCATAAACAGCTTACGCTCTACCGTGATTTTACGAGCTATGTCCTTGGGGATTAGCTGGCGGTAGTTGGGGTAAGTGCCATCTAAAAGCCTTGTAATAAGAGTACCGTTTGGCAGTTCAAAGATGGCGTTAGCGTTATCGATTCTTAATGAGATTGGTGAGTCTGATACCCCGATCAAGTTGCTTAAAGTTTTTAGGGCATTAGCAGGGATGACAGCCTGAAATTCTTGCCCATCTATTAAACTAGTTTTTAACACCGATAAGCGATGCCCGTCTGTTGCTGCGAACTCCAATGATTCCTCTCTAGAGGTAATGCTAATCCCTGTAAGGATACGCTTTGTCTCGTCGGGGCTGACTGCGATCGTTGTCGCAAGTAGTCCATCTCTGAATGTGGCAACATCAATGCTAAAGGCTTCGTTGCTGTCGATTTCTGGCAGTTCGGGAAACTCGGTTACGGGTAGGCTGTTTAGATTATAAGTGCCTGAGCCACAGGTCAGAGTAACTAGGTTCGCAGACTCCTCTAGTGCCGCAGTATTAAATAGCGTAATGTCCTCGTCAGGCAACCTCGACACGATATCACCTAACAACTTAGACGGCAATGTAATAGCTCCGCCTGTCACAATCTGAGCAGGTAACAGCATCACGATCGCGATACTCAAGTCAAACCCTGTTAGAGTCAAAGTTTGGTTGTCTTCATCGGCTACCAGTTTGATATTGGCGAGAATGGGATGTGTTGGACGTGATGCGACTGCGCGGCTTACGGTGGCGATCACGGGAGCTAAGGTGAATTGTGGGATTACGAGATGCATTTAAATATCCTTGGTTGCAAGATTAAAATTATCGATCGCGATACGGATCGCAGTTCTTTGTTGAGCGAGTTTTACTGTTGACTCATTGCGAAGCATTGCTGTTTTTGCTGCTTCTTCGAGGGCTTTATCAATCGTCTCTCGCTGTCTACCGATTAAATCAGACTGTTCTTTATTGGCTTTCTCTAGTTGAGTCACCCAGATTTTGCTCTCTTTAAGATCTTGGGTTAAAGCATCGTGCTTAGCTGCGATCGCGTCAAGGTCTCTTTTGAGACCTTTATTTTCTTGATTAAAACGCTCGATAGTTTCGTTAGCTTCAAAGTAAAGCTGTTGTGCTTTTGTTAGCTCGGAGGCTGTTGTTAGTTCGAAAAATGATTTAGTCATAGTATTTTACCAAGTTCTTAGTAGCCAAAATCTCATCAACAGGACTGCGATCGCCATTGCCACTAATCCTGCGACGAGCGCTAACGATCTCAACACTAAAGTTCAACGACTCATATAGTGACACAATCCTATCAGTAGCCTTGTTACTAGCCACGATAGGGCAGTCTAGCGCCGCTAGTGTTTCGGCTAAGTTTACTTGATCTTCCCATGCGAACGCGCCTGAGTAATTAACAAAGCCGCCATCGTAGGGGGGATCGACATATACAAAAAGATTCTCTATATCGCGATACCAATCAAACTCATCCCAGCTTTTATTGAAAAATCTCCAACTCGTAAAAGCTTCCCGATACAAAGCAAAATCATGATCGAGTTTTGGCTTTTTATACTTGCCATAGGGTGTATTAAATTCACCCTTGAGATTGAATCTACACAAGCCATTGAAGCAGGTGCGATTTAGGTAGTAGAAAGCTTTAGCTCTCCACCAGCTTGAACTTATATCTAGCGAACTGTTAAAAATCTCTTTGATATATCCAAACATTTCTTTTGAGTTAAGCCAGCTAGAAGGGCTTTGCAAACCCAACTCGATTTCTCTATATAAATTGATCAAATGCGGGTTAACGTCATTAAGCAAAGCATTCTCAGGCATTACTCCAAGTGTCGCCCCTAGCGCTCCACAAAACGGCTCAACCCATTTGTGTGTGCTGCGATAAGGGGCGTATAACTCTTTGAGCTTAGGTGCTAGCCATGTCTTACCGCCTGCATATTTCAAGAACGGGGTAAGAGGTTTTTGCTTGGTATCAGGGAGTAGTGATAATTGCAATCCGTTCACATTCCATCCTCTCAAGTGCAGTATTACCGTTTTCGTCGAAGCTCATATCTTGGGCGCAATGTCCACAATGTTTTGCCCCGACAAGTATTGTCGTGTATTGATCTCTGAGAGATGTTTGGGCGGCTATTAATTGCCTATCACAAGTACAGCATCTCATGATTTCATCATCTCCTTAGTCAGTTCAAAAACTTCTCGATACAACGTTGATGCACTGGCAGGGAGATCGATTGTTTTAGCGTCATCAACAGCTAAAAGGATAATGCCAAAGGCTTGCTTTACCTGATCCAACGTAGGATCAGGGTTGCCTAGAATCTCTTGAGCAGTACGTTCAATCAGGCTTTTAGTATCAGCCTTGATTAGCTCCGTAACAATATCAGTTAGTGTTTCCATCAATAATCTCCCATTCAAAATTAAGTGTACTCAGATCGCATTCCTTCATCTGTTTGCGCCAATCTTTGCTCTCTCCCTTCCACTCAAACCGCGCCGCCTTAGCCTTGTCCTTATCGTCGTAGCTAACTAATGCCCTTACCCAGACTTTAGGCGAAGTAGACCGCACGATCGCCGCCTCAATCAGCGACTCTAAGTCATCTCTCTTACTAAATATCTCAGCAATCAATCCGCAATCGGTTAGCGCTCGGTGTGCTGATTTAACGGCGATACCGTGGGCTAGGGCTAAAGAGACAAGGTTAGATTTTTTGTGGGGTGCGAAGTTGAAGTCTTCGTATGTGCAGAGCCAAGGTTTATCAAAGTATTCAGACGCGAATTGTTTGTCAAAAGTAGCGTTATGAGCAATCGCGTAATTAGCGTTTAGACTCATACTCAATATAGTGTCTAAAACTCGTTTTTTTGTAGAGTTAGGGACTAAGTTGGCAGTGTCAAACCTAATGCCATGAGTTTCTTCTTGCCCAATAACCTTAACCGGTAAAACTGTACTCACTTGCGCCAAGATAGCGCGGTTGGGAGCATTGTATAGAATCGCTCCTATCTCGATACATTCCGCGCCTTTGTCGGGGTTTAGTCCTGTTGTTTCGGTGTCTACGATTAATACGTTCATGTAACCTCAAAGAACTTATCTACACGTTTCTGCAATAGCTCCTTAGCTTCAGCCTCAGTAACCTCAAATAATTCCTCAAAGATCCCACAAGAGTATTGAGCGCGATAAATTTTGCCTTTGCAACGAAATAAGCGATCGCTACCATCAGAGAAATCAATGCCGAAAGATGGGTAATCATGGATTTGATCGGGTGCAATGTCATGCTCTCGACAATAATCACGGAGTCCCACATGGTCGGGGTCGTGGATCGTAGCTTCGTCGCGGGAGAACAGATGGATCATGGTGATTGATTGATTAAAAGCGAACTACCCAGCGTCCGCATTGTGTTTGTGTTGCTACTGGGTTAGCGGGTGGGGTTTAAAACTCTTCGTCAGAGTCAAACGATTTAGAAGCAGCCTCTTTCTCGATCACATTAAAAGGGTCTTGTAGAAAATCCTGAATCTCTTCTGAGTGGATAAATTTAAACATGAAAGCCTGCATATCTTCAGGTAGCTCTTGAGCGCTATCTAGTGTAAACATCACACCAAAACTGCTTTTTTCCTTGCCTTGGAAAAGCCGTGCTACAGGCTTGATGACAATACTGCAACAATGCAGCCAGAGCGATTTTGGATCGAGCTTAAAATGTTTAGCAATCCCCTCATTAAGGCTAAGAAGTGATTTTAAATCGGGGTCTTTCTTTGCTCCTTTGACAATGCCGCACTTTGTCGATGTGAGTTTGAGCATGAATGGTTGAGGAGTGCCATCACTTGACAGGATCAAGGTTTTGTCGGGTTTCAAGGCGCAAACTAAAAGCCTTGTAGCTGTAACGCATCCATTAGCAACGTGATCTACGCCTTTCTCTTTTGCATAATACTTGTTCAGCTTCTTGTTTAAAAATTGGATCTCTGGAATGCCCAAAGGAACCCATCGAAGGCTATCAATGTTATACAAAACTACATCTTCTTCCTTCCCATCTTCGCTCGTATAGGTAAGCTCAAGCCTAGGTAAAGCCTGAATAAAAATCTTGTCAGCGTCTCCCAGAAACTCTAAATTACTCTCAGATAATCCCATTGAGATTGCCGTCTTTGAAGACTTTGGACTGTACTCTGTTGCTTGAATACTAGGATACTTCTGTGTAGAAGCTTGTGGAAGTCCGGCTGCGTAACTGGCGTTAATCATGGTCTTGTTTTTTTGTTAGTACTATTGTATATAGCTCTGTTTTCTACTCAGTTCGCAACTCTAAGCAACCTGTTGACGAGACAGGAACGACAAATTATATCTCTTTAACGCAAAGCCATTCGTTAGGCTCTCGCGTTTCTAACAACTTGTACCCTACTCCAGCCATACCATGACAAATGCGCTTTGCGTCTGTCTCTCTAGCGGTACGAATTACTCCGTAAACCTTTAATACTTGGGTGAATTTAGGGGCACACATATCACCGTGTGGTGTTGATACTGTGCGGCATGGCTCGGATGGGACGGGAATGGGGTTCAGAGTTGCTGTAGCGATTGTGAAGGTAAGTAATAATGATTGCATTAATTTTCGACCTCAAAAGCGTTTAAATCTGATTTTGGAATATCTTGCCCATATTTTTTAAAGGACTCGGTGTAATTTGGCGTATTTTTTTTATGGCTGGGAGGAACATTATTTTTTACAGTCTCCTTAGCTATGTCAAAAACCAGATCGTAGCACTCACCAACATCATCGCCAGTTTCAAGTGAAGCCCATATAATTGCTCCGATCTCGGCAGATTCAAAGTTTCCTAGATTGAATTTGCGGCGGTACTCAGCGCCGATTTTATCGAAAATCATAAAACCCTCCCAAAGTTACCCGCCAAATCGCAATCTAAAGCTTCAAGCATTCTTGCTCTAGCCCCGTCTAAGTCGGCAAAATCAAAACTATCGCTATCACGATAAAACCAGTCGGGTTCGTCAAGCTCAACTTCTAGCTGACAAGCGATCGCGTAACCGCACTCTGGGATATCAATAACAACGGCAAGATGATTGCCAAACTCGCGGCTATAAACAGCCTCTATGGCACTGTGGACTACAATATTGAAGCGTCTTACATAACGCTCGGATTCTAGGAAGTTGCGGACATCAAGCAGATTTAATCCACTTCCATATAAACGGGATGGAGTAAATAAACCATCTCGCATCAATCGCCACATTTTACCGCACGAATATGCTGTAGACATATTAACAAGGGTGTAACCAAGCGATGCAGCAATGACCTCTACTTCTTGCTCGGTAGGCTCGACTGCTTTATAGGGTGTTGCTAATGAGTGGGCAGTTGCTGCGCTCATCGTGGATGTATATCGTCTGTTGTCGTAAGATGCAATAATATCCATGTGAAGCCTCCTTGTTGGTAAACTTTTTTTGTTCTATAGATATATTAACATAAAAAACACAAAATAAAACTTTTTTAAAAAAATATTTGCATGTTATACTTTATGGGTAGCATTTTATAGATATATGGAAGAGAATGAATTTGTAGTCCGAAGGATTGCGAAAGATAAAAAGACTATCGCGGTACTTCCTAGTGACTTGAAGAGAATTAAGGCTTTGCGTGAGCCTAACGAAAAGAGCCTGTATATGACTATCAATCGAATCTTAGGTATTGTTGAGGGCGCAATTAATGCTTAATCCTCCTTCTGTACGTCATGTAAAAACAACACTTGACACTGACCTCAAAGCAGGCGATCGCGTAATTGCCATCGGCTTATATAGTCGTATGCACGGTATCGGCAAAATTGCGGCAATGCGTCGCATCAAAGGTATCAACTTAGCTGCCGTAAAGTTTGAAAGCGGTCATGTTGATGAGTTTACCGAATTGCAACTACGCAAGGTAAACCCATGACTACCGCCGCCCAAAAAAACGAGCTTAAAACCGTAGTCCATGAAGATTACTTTACATGGGTTCCTTACGGTCAACGGCTTGGCTTCCTACAAAATGACAAATATGTTTTTAAGAACGATGGCGACTTTAAACGCAAAGCCGAGTCCATTGTTGCGTTTTACTTTGGATTTAGCGACCTAATCGCAGCGCGTAAATTTGAGGCATATATAAAGAGAAGATGTATGCGTCTTAACTCGTACCACTCGCATTGTATTGTTCGAGATGGGCAACGACTAACTACTCCTCTTGAGGTAAAATGCAGGAATATAGATCACGATATTTTGTTTCCTGTTTTTAAAGAGCTAGTAATCAGAGAGATCGAGAAAGGCTCGATTGAGTTTGATTACGAGAAAGCTCCTAATAATTTCTTGACTAAGGAGGAAGTGAGTAAAAGGTTGAAGTGGGCTTGACACAAAAAAAAGCCACCCCAAAAGCAATCAATTGGGGTGACTAAATGTAAATAATACTTAATGAGATAATTATATGCGAATTTCGGCAAATAAACAATCTGTTGGCAAGAATATTATCGGTTTTGCCGATGGCAAAGGTTTTCACAAGCTAACCCAAGGCAAATATTGGGAATCTGTAGAGTTCACTATCCAGCAACTAGCCGAGCACATCGCACAAGGACACGCTTGGATGCCTACCCTGATCGATTGGCTTGACGATTACAACCTAAAAGACCGCAACGCTGCCAACTGTAACAATGCCTATGCTCTGGCGATCGATGTTGACAACACCGACTATCTCAGGGATGAAACAGGCAAGCTTATTTTTAAATTGGATCAGAATGGCGAGCTACCCATCGGAGAAGATGGCAAACAGATCAAAGAAAAGATCAAGATCTACTCTGAGGACTTGACCATTGAGCAAGCCTTGGAACATCCTTTTATTAAGTCGCATTGCGCCCTAGCTATCCCATCGCCTAGCCATACCGATGATTGGCACAAGTATAGATTAGTATTCATCCTGCATGAAGCACTTACGAGTAGTGTCCAGATCAAGCAAGCTTATCAGTACTTAATGAGTTTG